CTAACCGGTGCGGCTGGACTACTCTTTAATAGAATACAGATAGGTTTCATGGATAATCCTGTTGATCTAATCTCTCACCTTAAGATGTCAAGAGCTTGGTACATCTCAGCTATTAGAGGTGGGCCTCGGTCGTCTACCGGGTTTCCGCCGAAGGCTTGGTCATTTGATAAAGACTGTCCATTCCTCCTTGAGGCAGTAATGCCCGTCTTGGATAAACATACAAAGACTTTGTCATTGACTGAACTTCTGTTCTTCCATAGAATAATCTTTGCTCTACTTTCCTCAGATAGAGTCATTGTGATACCCACTAAACCGGATTTCACTTCGATCACTGCTAAGGCTAAGATGACTAAGGACGTTTCTAAGGACAACCAAATCAAAATGGGTGAGATACAGGCTGCTTGTGACTCATTAGGTATTAAACCGGAGGATTTCAAAGAGTCTTACGAACACCACGTGGCTGGATTCCATTACGAAGTGCTTACATCTGCAGGGCCGAACGGTCAGTCGACATGGACGGCTCACTCAGATGTTAGAGCTTGGTCAAAAGTACCGGAATTATTTTCGCAGTTTAAGGTATTCTTACAGGAATCTGGCCTTACTTTCATGCTCGATGACATGGAGGGAACCTTGAGATTGCCTGAAACAGATATACAAGCACAACGGTTTCCTTATCTTGGTCGTCTGTCTACGATAGAAGAATGGGGTGGTAAGGCAAGAATCGTTGCTGCATTGGACTATTGGACACAAATGGCCCTCACACCCCTACATAACACTATTAACTCATTTTTGAAAGAGCTTCCGATGGATGGTTCATTCAACCAAGACGCAATAGTTCGGAGAGTTAAAGAGTGGACTTCTTCTGATACTTTACCCCTCAACTGTTATGATTTAACCGCTGCAACTGATCGGATTCCAGTAACTCTTCAGGATCAAATCTTGTCATACCTAATGGGGTCTACTTCTTTTGGTAGTGCTTGGAGACGTATCTTAACTGAGAGGGATTATCTAACCCAAGATGGCTGGTTATTACATTACGCTGTGGGTCAGCCAATGGGTGCGAGATCTTCATTCCCTATGTTGGCATTAGTTCATCATGTAATTATACAAGTTGCGGCTAACAGAGCAAAGATGGAGAACTTTAACTCATACGGTATCATAGGAGATGATTGTGCTATCACTAATAATGATGTTTGCTCAAACTACCGTTTGATCATGGCTTCACACGGTGTGGCAATAAACTTTAACAAGTCTATTGAACATATCCAAGGAGCTAAACCGGCTGCCGAGATCTGTAAATTGGTCTTCGTTGAGGGCCATCAAATCTCGACCATACCAGTTAAACTCATTTGTAAAACAATCAGGGATGGTAAGTTAGCGACGCAATTGCAAAATGAAATGGTCAGACGAGGTTATGATCTGAGTAATAAAGCATTTTGGCAGTTTATGGCTACCATCCTCGATAAAGAATCACTCTCTTATCATATCAAGCTGAACCTGATGCCTAAAAGTGTTTCTGGTCTTACGGAACAGGTGAGTGTGCCCGGATTTGAGAAGTCAGATCCTTCTTCTTGGTTCGCAGGGATTACTCTCACATCAAGTGATGTAGAACAAGTCTACACTTGGACGGTGGCTACTGAGTCCTTAAAAAGACTCGATGGCTTATTGCGTTCATCACTTTCGATTGCCAATCTGATAGCCCTAAAAGCGGGTCAGAATGACCCAGCCTTTGAAGGCTCCCTTCTATCGGAACTTCGTACAGAGGTTAAGGCTTCGGCGGATATGGAGGTTCCTGAGGCTTCAGCAGCCTTGGATTCTCTCCCGGTCTTAAACAGCTTTCACCCTCTCGTACAAGCATCGGAATATGAAGCACGCCGGCTTGCAGATGATCTCTTCTTGTTAGCCTCAGCCGACAAGACGATGGTGGACCGGGCAAGGGGTGGTCTCATGGATCGTTTCCGGAATGCGCTCACTGATATCTGGACTGGGCGTAACCTTCTAAGTGAGGCACAGGATAGATCGCTATTAGTTAAGGTCCTACGAAACCTTGAGAATATCACTGTTATCAGGGAGTCTAATATCCTCGAGTACACGGTAGTCTTAAGCTTAGTAGGTAGAATGTGGTCAGTTCGGCTCGAACTGGGATCAAGCGTCTTAATTAATGCGGTCACATCTAGAGTTCCAACATCTATGGTTCAGGCCGACGTGAGTCTTTCGGACGCTTTATCGAATATCTCATTCACTAGTATCGGGAAACCTACTAGCGATATGAAGGTAGGAGAAAGAGGCCTTCCTAGACAAACATCAAAGGCTAAATCACGGAGGGCCTAACACTGCGTGATTCATTTGCTTACCAACTTGCTTCTTTATCTAATGGGGTTTAATATTTGAGTCTCTATGGGACTTCGAAACTGCGTATAGGTGGTCAGGGACCACGCCAACCGTACAAGTTGGAGAGCCG